AACCACGTCACCAGCAAGCCAGCCAGTAGACAATGCGCGGAGTGAGTATGCTGCTGCTGCGCCACCGTATTGATCGAGGAGGCCAGAGAACAAAGGATATGTGTCTGGTCTAGCTCCACGAAACTGTGAACTTACATTGCCGAAGCTTCTGCGAAATCTATAACGTCCAAATCCCATTATACTCTAAATACCCTCCCAGTGCCACGCGATGCAATGCTTGTGTCCTTTGCATATCGTGTTGTCCAAATGTTTGCAATCGTATCAAATGCACCTTGTCGGTTTGCCTTGATTAGAACCTGCGCTTCCCTCTTGTCCACATCTCGTAATGAGACGGGGTTAAATGCTTCGTCACGTCGAACAGAACCCATCCATTCGCGTGCTGCGCTATATGCACAATAGTTTAGCCACTCAGCAGGAAAGTCCGATGTAGTGCCTTGGTTGCCGTCGCCATACTCTGTTGGTAGAACCTTCTTGTATGCTACGTAAACCACGTCTGAAGGCGTCGAGGTGAGTCTAAAGCCATTCTGATCTGGATAACCCGCAACCTCGCTAGGATTAGCACCTACCCATCGTGCTCCATCCCAATATGAAATGATCTCGTCAATCTCGGAGAGGGCTTGGACGATTGGTGATGGGTCTTCACCAGTTTGGTCGAGCCAACCAGTCGTTGGCGGTGTCGTTGACGACGAGATTACACTATAATATAGCAAGCTGGGGAATTCGCCAGCGTCATCTATATCACTCGAAGAGATGTACCAAGAAACATTGGCTAGCGACCAGATATTGTACAACGCAGTAGTGCCGTCCGAGTCATATAGAGTATACGCTGGGTTGCCGTCTGCGCTGTCCCCATTGCGAACATACAGACCATTTGCCTCGCTAGTACCAGCTCCATACACATTGTAGCTGTCTTCCGTTGGCTGAATATAACCACGGCTTTGTGTGCGAGGCTCAAGAACCAAGAACCTCGGATGGTAGCGAGACTCGTCAAAAATGTATTGCGCAGCAGAGTTAATCAAAGCACTTGCCCGAACCAACTCCTTGTCGCGAAAGTCAACACCTGTCTTCGCCCCTACTAGGTCAACGACTCGGCTCCAATCTACTGTTTTAAGTCCCATTATCTGTTTACCCATGCGCCATCAAGACCACGAAGGTGCAAATCCTTCTGCTTCCAGTCCCAATAGTCTTGGTTAATAAAGTTTGTTCCGTCTGCCTTTAAGCAGTCAGCTCGCATCTCCTTCTCCTCATACACATCTACTGCACCCTTAAATTCAAATAGACCACTCTTACTGCGTGTTTGCTCATAGCTTCGCGCTATCTGGCTTCGCATGAGTTGATCTCTGTATGCTCGCTGTTGCGGAGACATTAGCCACGCTTTACGTGCCGCTGCCTTGCGCCCAAGCTCGTCCTTCTGTGCTTCTGTTAGATGTGATAGATTCATAGCAAAAAGGGGAGCGCAGGGATTATACCCACGCTCCCCAATTGATTAAGGTTTAGGCTTCATCACTAAATTCTACTTTTCCAAGGCCATTAGGGCCAGTAGTCATAAGTGCGAAACGAGTGTCAACCGCGCCTGTGTAATCACCACCCAAGAAAGGATAGTTTTCAGACTCAATGCCTTGGTATTCTGCAACATACAGAAGCTCAGGGTTGATGAGGTAGCCACGCTCCGAAGAAGGAAGGGCATTAGGATTGCCGTTCTTCATCTTGACCTGACCAAACTGAGAGTCGATCAACTCAACCATCCAAGGGATAGTTTGACCTCCACCAGATACGTTGTAGTCAATCTGAGAGGCTGCACCTGCTGTGCGGGTAAACTCAGAGACGATGTGCTCACGTAGGTCATGTCCAGCGACCAACCATAGGTCTTGGATCATAGTGCTTTGCTGCCACATGGATGCGATAACCGCGCCAAGTGCTGCATCATCGAAGTCAGCCTTGAGGCCACTGTAGATGGATTCCGCTGGTGTGCGGTAGAGGGCGTCAACGTCAGTCGCAGTAGCGTCGATCAAACCACCAAGGCCAACCGATACGCCAGCAGTAGTGCCAGGAACGTCATTCACGATAACTTGGTCGCCACAAAGAACTGCTTCCTTGTCAACTGCCAACTCTGTCATGCTCTTTTGAGCAGCATTGACCATATTAGAAACAACAGCAGAATCTTCTTGCTCCTGTTCCTTGGACACGCTGTATGGATTGGTGAGGCGTTGTGCCTGACCAGCGAACTCTCGGACTTGCGAGAAGGCGTCACGACCACCATTGGTGTTGTCGCCTTCGATGTGACCAGCAGTGCTTACAGCTTTGAGCTTGTCCATGAGCGTGCGAGGACGCTTGTTATGCTCTGAGCGGTGGGCAAGTAGCCCTGTTACTGGTGTGATGTCAGCAGCGAGCAACTCAGCATCTTGCTTGAGTGACTCCCGATTACCGACTGTGCTTGAATATGTTGGAACTGCCATAATTTAATTTCTCTTTATTGTAATTTTAAGTGTCGAATTTTAAGTTGCGCGTCTCTGCGCTGTTTGATAGGTGCAGATGAATCATTAACCACCTTCTCCAATCGCTTGATTTCATTATTAGAACCCTTTGATGGAGCTGGTCTACCTGAAGACCCTTTCGGGCTTGATGAGTCCTTTGACTCTTTCGGTGCTTTTCGCTTGATGGTGACTTTCTTCTTCTTTGATCCCGACTTTTGAAGGGATGCTAGGCCAAGAAGCTCAACTAGCTCTACTGCGAAATCAGGGACTAGATTCTTAACAACGTCGAATTTAGGGTTACTTAGGAGCTTGTCGTAAGTCTCCAGTGTATCGCCATCGAGATTTAATTTCTCCCGAACGTCGTCAATTACCTCGTCAAGATTTCCAACTTTACCGCGTGCTGCTTCTGCCTCCGCTGCTTTCGTGCGTAGGTCGGGTAGCTTGCCTTCCTGCTCATCAATGAACTGAAAGACGGCATCTGCTGAATAGAACTTGCCATCATGTGTGACTCCCTTGACATCTTGACCGCTTGCTTCGTCATACTGTGTCTCGTTGCTCAACGCGAGCTGTCGATTCCAGTGTTTGATGTTAGCCTCGGCTTGCTTTAGCTCCGCTTCTGATGTGTTGGTATTTCGGATTGAAAGCGCCTCCTGTTTTGCCGCATTAGCGGATTCCAGTTCAGCTTCTAGTTCCTTGATCTTACGACGTTGTGCCGCCCATTTTTGGTTGCCTTTCGGCTCAAGATCAATTCCCTTGAGTTCTGCAATTTCACGAATGTCCTGCTCAGATAGCGACTCAATATCAATCTCGTCTGCTTGTGAAAGAACCTCTGTCTCTTCGTCTTCTGTGGAGTCTTCTGTGTCCTCTGCTTCCACGTCCTCGGCTTCTGGTGTGTCCACCTCTACCTCCTCGGTTTCTTCGTTGGATTCGTTGTCTCCAGTTAATCTGTCAAGTCGCTCATCAAGCAATGCTTGCTTGCGTTCTGCTACTGACTTAGGCTCCTGATCTTCGGTTGTGGAATCAGGGACATCCACGTTTAGTTCATCTGTCATAATCTACCTTTTTTATACCGCCTCGGTGTTCGGCGTTAAATAAATACTAGCACGCTTTCTCGTTAACCCTTATCAAGCTTCCTACTGATGGACTTCAAGCCGAAGTCATTTAGGATCTCTTCTTGGATGAATGCCGATACTGCTGCTGCTTTCTTGTCCATTCCTAGTGCGTGGCAAACCCAAGGCATTGCAATAAGCTCCTCCCTGCGTTGCTCAAAGTGATCGTGAAAGGCTTTCCCAAAATCTGGGTTGTCCTTTAGGAACTTCTTGACATCTTCAATAGTCATTAGATTTCTTGTGTGTTGATATTACCCATAGTTGCGGGTGCGGTTCCAATCTTGCCAATCTCTGCGTTCTGCTGCTGGCTGACGGCAAACTCAAGCTGCTTGACATACTCGCCAATAAGGAACTGGAATGCTGGGTCGTCTTGTAGCTTTGCTGCCCCCGTAGGTGATTGGATGTATTCGCCAACCGTAGAGAGTCTGAGTTGAGCTGCATTCTGCGGTGCGCCCTTAGCAACACCACTTTGCATAGCAACGATGTCATCTTGAGTTTCCTTGATGATCTTGTCTTGCCCCTGCTCTGTTGGGAGAAGCAATACATCTGCTAGAGTTGGGTCAGCCATGTTCAGAATCATGTCAATGCCAGCCTCCATGTTGATTCGACCATTTGGATCAAGCTGTGCTGTGGACACGATGGTCTCACGTAGCTCCTTGAGTTGGTCTGGATCGTCGTAGATCGAGTTGAAGCTAATGGAAACATCCATCTCTTGCTCGTCCTCATCCTTGACGAATTGAACTGGCTCTGGATTACCTGTCACACGCAAGTAAACCTCTTCGGGGCCATTGATCTTATATTCCTCATAGATGCCCTTCAGGACATCCGAGAAGTGGCTTAGAAGTCGGTTGATGTCATGTTGCTGACGAACCTGCGAATACGGAGATTCTGGATCAAGACCCATCTGATCTAGTGCCTCTCGCGTGATATTAGCCTCAATGCGCTCATTAACATCAAAGCGAGAGTCCTTAGATAAGAACTGTGGTGCTTGCTGTCCTGGGCGAACTGGATAAACTGCCCCTGGCTGTGGTCGTCCATGATCCCACGATGGAGGGACAATGACAGAAGGTGAGATCGCATAGGAGGACTCGTCGATGTTTGAGTCACGGAAGACCTTCTTGGACTTCTGGATCGACTTCAACTGCTCAGGCCATGTAGGTGCTGAGTAAAGTGTCTTTGCCTCGTATGGAGCTGATACCACGAATGGGAACTTCTTGCGCCCAGCTAGTAGTATGCGTTTAGCGTAGGCGGGAATGTCACCACTCTCGCCAAACTCTGTGCTCCAGATGGTCAGATAGATGCCTTGTGCTCCATCCGTCTCGTCAATTAGTTTCTCGTAGCTGAACACAACATCAATGAGGTCGCGGTATTCGTCGCCATAGGTGTTTGTGGAAACTCCCCGATTCTCGCCACGACTATGCTCAATTGCATAGTTTGCCCAATCCTCATCCCATCCGTCGGACTGCACGCGACATAGAATCTCTTGAGGCGTCATTGGTTTACGTAGCCAACAACGGTTGCCATCTTGGAAATTCTGCGTAGCAAGTGGGGTGAAGAACTCTGTCTCTGGGTCGAGGGTCATGCACTCTGCGCGTCCTTCGTCCTCGATGAGAACTGGAATCTCTGCCACGCCATCCTTGCGGAGTTGTCGAAGTGCTTTCTTGAGTCGCTTCTCGTTGACTTCCCATCCCTCTACTGCATTGAAAAGATCAAGGACTTCTTCAACTCGATCTTCATCTGCCAGCATCTCTGCAAGTGCTAACTCTAGCCCTGCGCCCTGCTCCTGCTGTAGCTCGTTGACATCTGGGAAGGTCTTAGACATTGCCTCAAGGTCGAACCTCTTTAGGTGCGGAACCATACGAGACGGACTGTAGCCATAGTAAGTGACCATCAGTGCCTTCTCCTTACAGAAGCTATCAGCTAGCTCGGCCTCGCGCCAGAAGTTGTCCACTCCAGCGTCGCGTAAATACTTCAAAAAAACCGACACTTGAGACGAGCGTTCAATGTCGGTTGCTTTGCGGGGATATGCCCTAATCTGAGAACGGCGAAGTGCGCTTACATTGATTGCCGTGGATGTGTTCATCAGGCCATGAGACAGCCACACTTGAGCGTCAGACGATCCGTTGAACGGGAATGCATTGTCGCCAGACTTGGTAAGGTTGTCATCTTGACCCTCCCATGTGCAAGTTCGGATATTCCGAGACTCCTGACATCGTGCCTGATAGTCCGATAAATCGTCTACGGTCTGGTCAAATGTTTCCTTATGTTGCTGGTAGTCAAACTCCTCATCAAAGTAAACCTCAGCCTCGTCGTTGTCGTATTTAGTAGGCATAATAATTATTATCTCATCTTATCACGCTTCCTCGTTAATTCTAGGAGAGCGGGGCGCAGGCGATATAGCATGTCGTGGATGATGTTCTGATTAACTCCGAGAGACTCTGAGACTTGCGGGTCGCTGTGGTATTTGAGTGGATCACCAGAAAGCTCTGAGTCGATCTTATCTATCATCAACCAGTAGTCGATCTCGTCTCCACTAGCCCTTCCGTGCTGGGTATCTGTAGAATGATTGTCCATCTTTTAGCCCCCTTTCTACTTTTAGGCGTTTTCCCTTTGTGTTTAAAATCTTCTTCTGTCGGAATGGGATGATGACCTTCACCTTTCGGTGCGTCTCCATGTCCTCTGCGAACAGGAAGTGCTTGTTCCCTGTTTGGTGGTGGAGGACTCGGACAGTGACGATCTCTGGAGATGCCGTCTCAATAATGTCCATTTCCTTCCGCAGAGAGGCCATGATCTTCAATACCCCAGAGGGCTTGATGAACTTGCCGTCCATATCTGAATCGTCACACACTGCCCTGCGGATCTTTCCGACCTGCATAGCGGTGAACGTCTGTTCTGTTGATGTTAGCTGTTCTGCCAACGATTTGCATGATTCTAGGTCTTCTTTCATAATTAGTATGCCCCTCCTTGAGCCTTCTGTGTTAGTGATCCTCTACCATAGAACCCAATACCAGCGCCATCGTCGTGTGTTGCTGCGTAGCGAGGGAGGTCAATGAAGTCCTTAAGCGGTTCATCCTTCTTCCCGTTCTGGCAGTAGTTCATAAAGCTGAAGATCGAGTTTCCGCAGTCCTTGCTGATCCGAAAGGTTGGGCTATTGGTGTGCGGGTTGAATGGCTGCTTGCTGTCGAACGACAACCACTCTTGAATCTTTGGTAGTCCAATTTCCTCCGTGAAGCCACATGAGCACACGGTATGCACGCCATAGTCCGTGAGGTCGTCCTGTAGGGTTCGCTTGCCATCCATTGCCGTCTGATGAGGGCCGTGAGCAAAACGAATGTCAATGATTCGCTCGTAGATGGGGATCTTACCCTCAACCTTAGTCCACTCCATCTCAAGACTCTGAAAGCTAAGGCCACCACAATCCTCTGCCGCTGGCCCCTTCTTCCACGTAACAGCATCGTCTGAGCGAACAGTAGACTTGCCTTCTACTGCCCATGCTCCGAATGTGTCACGGTCAGGCCACTCTGCCCATTGTCGAACGTCCCCCTTGGAGTTTACGCCATACCATGCACATGCCCAGCTCTTAGCGCCAGCGGGGTCAATGACTTGATAGTTTGTCCACTCGCCATTTGCGAAGTCAATCTTCTCCTCTTCTGGGTCGTAGATGTGTGCCACCTGATCAAATGTCCCGAACATAGCCGTCATAGACTTAGTTGGGAAGCCATACAGCACCTTCTTGATCTCCTCCACAGAGGCATTGGCATGATTTCGGGCTAGACGCTTCCAATTCGAGAACGGGTTGCGCTCTGAGTGGTAGTAGACGATTGCCATGTTATCACGTCCAGAAGGCTCTTGCACATAAGGCATGAGTTCTCCATCCAATAATGACGCGGGGAGCGCCTCGACGGTCTTAGCGCCATCTAACATGCTTCCCACCGTAGGCGTGTAGCCACGAAGCGGAGTGAAGGTTACGAGGATCTTAGCATCGAAGTCACCACAACGGCTACGTAATCGTTTCAAAAGCGTTTCATCTCCAAGATACTCATCACACCATGTTCCGATATTAATGAACTTACAGTCTCGGATGGGCGCACCTAACTTAGCACCCTCAATTACAGAGTCATCGTTCTGGAACTGTGTATAGAACTTGAAATAGCAGACGGAGCCATTGGGGAGGATGAACTTGTTTCCAGTAAATCCCGTAGCCTTTGAGTAGTTGATCTTGGCTACATCATCCTTCTGCTTCTTCTTGTATTCCTGCGGCATCATCTCCCACAGATACGGTTGCTGACGCTCTACAGATGCATCCTCATTCTGTGACCAGCAAATGATCTCAGTATTGGGGTTCTCCATCAGCGAGCGCATTACTAGCCATGCTGCTGACCTCGATTTTCCACTGCGATTTCCACCTAATACCCACACCTCGTCTACGTTATCTTCCGCGAGGATTCCTTTAACTCGTTCTTGCTGAGGGAGGACGAAGCTATTGTAGACGGGATCTATGACGGAAGCCTCAATGCGGTCATTATGCAACTGAATGCTTTGAAGGTAGGCTTCTGGGTCACTCTCAAGCAAAGCCAACTGATCCTCGTCTGAAGGACATTTTAAAATAGGGTGCTCTGTGTATTCT